AATAAATGTTGGAGTTGTATCTGCAACTTCTTATACTGGTAATGGTGTAAATCTAACTGGTATTGTAACTTCTATTGTTGCTGGAACTGGTGGAATTACAGTATCAGGTTCAACAGGAAGAGTTACGATTAATGGAACTGCTCAAGTCAATAGTGATTGGACTTCAACAGTTGGTGTTGCTTCTATTCTAAACAAACCAACGATTGTCAATCAAATTATTGCTGGAAGTGGAGTTTCAATTGCACCTGCGAATGGAATTGGTATTGTAACCGTTACAACAACTTATGCACCAGTTGCAGGTATTGCTACTTATGCAACTAATGCTGGTATAGCAACTTATGCTTCATCTGCGGGTATTGCGACGTATGCCTCAACAGCAGGTATTGCAACAATAGCAGGATACGCATCAATTGCGGGTATTTCATCCACATCACAAGGATTAACAGGTTCCCCAAACATTACTGTAGGTATTGTAACTACTACTAAACTTGTAAGTAGTGATGGTGGAACATTCTCTGGTGTAGTTACTGCAACTTCTTATAGTGGTTCTGGAACAAATCTAACTGGTATTGTGACTTCTATTGTTGCTGGTGCTGGTGTTACTATTTCTGGTTCTACAGGGCAAGTTACTATTAGTTCAACACCATCTAATTTTATTTCCACTTCCACTACACAGGCAAGCACACTTACAGTAGATTTTACTGGTCCTGATGTAATATTCTGGCAACCAAGTGCTAATGGAAATAGAGCAGTTACACTAACTAATTTTACAGCAAATAGAGGAATTAGAATTTTTATTACTCCTCATGCTGCTGCAAATACTTTTACATTTACTGGAGTAACTGCAAGTCAGTGTAGTAATGGTAGTAATGTTTACCAATTAGGTGGTGGCGGTGCTGCTCAGGCAAGTATGATGATAGAACTATTCTCAACTTCAACTGCTATTGGTGGTGTTTGGATATTTGCATATGGTGGTGTTTAATTGAGAACTTGTAAAGTAATAAATAATCCAGGACATAAACACGGAGATAGAAAAATGAAAGCAATCATAGCAATCGTAAAGCCTATTATTCTTCAGGCTGCAAACTCACGTCAGGTTAAGGAACTTGTCATTCAATTGATGGAAAAGTATGTAAAAGCAACTGATAACGATATTGATAATGTGATTTTTGCAACAGTTAAAGCTGCTCTTCTTAAGTGACAGCCGCAATAGCTTGTGTTTTTTATAATTACGGATTTACTCTTTTTTTAGCCATTTGCCTTGCCATTTCTGAATGGTTGGGTGGTAATAAAAAAATAAAACAATCCGCTATTTATGAAGTTATAATCAACTTTTTACGACATTCACTCAATAAAAAATAGTTTTATTGGGGAGTAAACAACTCCCCATTTTTTATAAATACTTTTAGGAAAACTTACGGAAGAAAAGAATGGCACTCTGGGGCATTTCAACAACAACCGAAACTGCGGCAAATAATTATAACATTCCAAAGTTTATGCACATCGTTGACAAAAACATTACAGGGCATAATGTTTTTGCTGATGGTAGAGGATGGATACACAGACACTACAAGAGTTCTGAAAACTCTGGAATTAGCACCAGGTATTATGATGAGGTTTTAGTTCCTGTTGCTGGTCTGAATACTGCTGGTAGTGGTGCAGGTACTAAAGGACACGGCAATTCTACTCCAGTAGCAGTTTTCTTCGAAGATCCAAATAAGGCATCACCAATCTCTGTTGGTGGTGGTGGAACTACTGGTATTGCTACTAATACTACTGGATACGTTCATCTTGTTTATAATGAATTGGTTTATGTTTCTGCCGGAGCAACAGTTAGAATTCGTACCTTTGATGCTAATAATGTAAATGAAAGCACTGCAATTGTTGCAACAGCAGCATCAGTTTCACCTGGAGTAGCAGTTGTTAATTATGTAAATGACAGAGGATTAACTGCTTTTACAAATTACAACGGTCAGATTACAAATAGAGTAGCATTTGCGTTCACATCACCAAGTTCAGTTTTGACTGCAAACGTTCCATTCACAACATCAGTAACTACAACAGGACAAACTGTTGCGATTGGTGGAACTAATATCTTTGTTGACTCAGTAACGGGTGTTTCTATTGGAAGTTCCCTTACCGTAGCAGGTAAACTTACAAATGTTTCTGTTGTTGCTGTTGGAACTACTTCTGTTCAAATTGGAACAGCAAGTACAATTGCTTCAACAATTACTGCAGGACTTGGAGTTACATTCAGCACAAGAACAAATGCTACAAAGATGTTTATTGATATGAGCAGAGGATTTATTGGTGTTGGTACTGATGGTGCAACTGGCATTGGTATTGTAAGTTCATTTACTTCTGACATCATTCGTCAAGTAGGTGGTGCTGGAACTTATCTTTCTGTACAGAAAGATGGAGTAACTGCTGTTGGTCTTGGAACAACTACATTAACTGTTAGATAATATACAACATGAAATTTGATGAATTGAATGAAGAGAATTATATAATCTTTGCAATTAAACATTATGAAAATCCTCAAGCAGTTACGCAAGAGGATTTTTTTGAGGATATGAAAAGATTTAAATGGATTAAACGACTTCTAAACAAATATAAGAATACTGGCGAATTGAATAATCATTTGATTATTAATCATTTCATGGTTCTTTATAATGTATTTGGTGAAGCTACAACACCTTTATTGTTTTATAAAATCAATAAAGACCTTTGGAGTGTTTTAAAAACGTTTGTTATGTATTTAGGAAGATTACCAGAATACCCAAAATCTACAATACATGATATTCCTGTTGATATTGAATGCCTTAAAACATTAAATCAAATCTAATGCAAGAAGAAAATCTTTTAAAAATTATTGAAATTATTCGTAATCTTCGTGAAGAAGGAATTGCAGGAACTGGAGCTTTAACTAATAATGCATCTAGTGGAAATATTGCAGGTTTACCACCAGATCAACCACCAGTTGATTTAAGAAAAAAAAAATATAAAAGATTACCACTTTTATACAAAGACATTTTTAGGAGAAAGAAAAATGTTTAACCAAGGAACATCGACTGACACTAAAGTTGCAGTCCTCGAAGAAAAAGTTTCCATATATGAGAAGGTGATGAGTAGAATTGAAGATGCAATTTTTGCCATTAGTGAAACAAGTCAAGGAATTTCTAAAATGCTTGCTATTCATGAGGAAAGACTGGAACAAGCAGTAAGATCTGATGAAGTGATTATTAAAATGATTGATGATCTCAAAAAAACAGTAGAAGCAGAAGATGTAGATTTAAGTGATAGAATTGATGAAATTGTAGAAAAAAGTCACGATAGAATGGATACTATCGATAAAAAAGTTGAAGAAATAAAAAAAATTAAATGGATGACTGTTGGTGTTGGATTATTTGCTGCTGTAATTGCTGGATCAATTTCGACACTAGCTTCTGGTCTCTTGACTCCAAGTGAAATGGGCGTTAAGATGGAGCACAGATATGTTCCATCTCCCGAAAATATTACAAAATGAGTTTTATTGATGAAAAATACATTTCATTAGTTTCATCCAGGCTTCAAAAATTTACAAAGAAAAAATCAGGTTTATATAATTTCCGTTGTAACTATTGCGGTGACTCCGAAAAACAAAAGAGCAAAGCTCGTGGTTACTTATATCAAATAAAGAATGATTATAACTTTAAGTGCCATAACTGTGGCGTATCACGAACTCTTACTAATTTCTTAAAAGATATTGATACTGTTCTTTATGATCAGTATGTGATGGAGAGGTATAAGAGTGGTTTGACGGGAAAAAGATCAAATACTCCAGAACCAGATATTAAGTTCGAAAAACCGTCGTTCAAGAAAAAAAATCTAAATCTTCCAACTATAGCAGAACTAAATACAGAACATCCAGCAAGAGCATATTTAGAGAAAAGACAAATACCAGAAAAACTTCTATGTGAGTTGTATTATTGTGAAAAATTTAAAGAATGGACAAATACACAAAAACCGACTTTTAAATCAGTTCAATATGATGAACCTAGAATTATCATTCCTTTAATAAAGAATGGTGAAATTTTTGGATATCAAGGTAGAAGTTTAAGTAAATCATCAAAGGTTAAATACATTACAATTATTTTAGATGAAAATCAACCAAAGATTTTTGGTTGGGATAAAATTGATTGGAATAAGACAGTTTATATTGTCGAAGGACCTTTTGATAGTATGTTTTTAAATAATGCTATTGCTATGGTTGGTGCTGATATGGATTATATGTTTTTTATTCAACATTATGATGTTGAATTTGTATTTGTTTATGATAATGAAAAAAGAAATAAAGAAATGATAGCAAGAGTTGAAAAGACAATTGATATGAAATTTCCCGTGGTGATTTGGCCACAGGACTTGAAATATAAGGATATTAATGATATGATATTAGAAGGACTTGATGTAGAAAAAATCATAAAGGGGAATACTTTTATGGGATTAGAAGCAAAGGCAAAACTTATCGGATGGAAACGAGTATGAGCAACAATACAAATGTTATCAAAAGAGGTGGCAAGATTGAACATCTTGACCTCGACAAACTTCATATCATGGTTGAAGAAGCATGTAGAGACCTTGCAGGTGTTTCTGCATCTCAAGTAGAAATACAATCAGGAATTCAGTTTTATGATGGAATTACTACATCAGAAATACAAGAGATTTTAATTCGTTCCGCATCAGATTTGATAGATTTGGATAATCCAAACTATCAGTTTGTTGCGGCACGATTGCTTTTATTCTCTGTTCGTAAATCACTTTACGGAAAAATGCAAGAACATCCAGAGTTTCTTACACATATCAAATCTTGCGTTGATGTTGGAGTTTATGATCCAGAAATTCTAACTGTATATACAGAAGATGAACTCAATAAACTCGGAACTTATATTAAACATAGTAGAGATTATCTTTTTACTTATGCTGGACTTCGGCAGGTTGTAGATAAGTATTTGGTACAAGATCGCAGTAGTGGTCAAGTATATGAAACTCCTCAGTTCATGTATATGATGATTGCTGCAACTATTTTTTCTAAATACCCAAAAGAAACTCGTTTAGATTACGTTCGTAAGTATTATAATGCAATCTCAAGGCACAGAATCAACATTCCAACACCAATCATGGCAGGGGTCAGAACACCTCTTCGTCAATTTGCATCTTGTGTTCTGGTTGATGTTGATGACTCCCTCGATAGTATCTTTAGTAGTGATATGGCTATTGGCAGATACGTCGCACAAAGGGCTGGTATCGGCATTAACGCAGGTAGAATCCGTGGCATCAACAGTAAGATCCGAGGTGGAGAAGTTGCCCATACTGGTGTTATTCCTTTTCTTAAGAAGTTTGAATCAACTGTACGATGCTGCACACAAAATGGGATTCGTGGCGGTTCAGCAACCGTCCACTTCCCCATCTGGCACCAAGAAATCCAAGATATTATAGTTCTTAAGAACAACAAGGGTACGGAAGATAATCGTGTCCGTAAGTTGGATTATTCTATTCAGATTAGCAAGTTATTCTATGAAAGATTTATTCAAGATGCCGAGATTGCATTATTCTCGCCGCATGATGTTCCTGGACTTTATGATTCTTTCGGAACAATTGAGTTTGACTCTCTCTACATTGGGTATGAAAACAATCCGTCCATTCCGAAGAAGACTGTTAAGGCGCAGGAACTTATTCTCAATCTCCTCAAAGAACGTGCTGAAACGGGTCGTATCTACATTATGAATATTGACCACTGCAATTCTCATAGTTCTTTTATTGATAAAGTAAATATGAGCAATCTTTGTCAAGAAATCACTCTACCAACAGATCCGGTTGAACATATTGATGGTGATGGTGAGATTGCACTTTGTATTCTTTCTGCTATAAATGTAGGAAAAATCAAAGATGATGAAGAGTTTGAGGAAATGTGTGAACTTTCTGTTCGTGGACTTGAAGAACTGATAGATTATCAAGAGTATCCCGTATTAGCTGCTGAAAAATCAACAAAAGCAAGACGTTCTCTTGGTGTTGGTTTTATTGGTCTTGCTCATTATCTTGCTAAACTTGGATTTAATTATGATTCTCAAGAAGCTTGGGATGCCGTTCATGGACTTTCTGAATCTTTTCAATATTTTCTTCTCAAAGCATCAAATAAGATTGCCCAAGAGAAAGGATCTTGTGAGTATTATAATCGGACTAAGTATTCTCAAGGTCTTCTTCCTATTGATCATTATAAGAAAGATGTAGATAAAATTACTTCAATTCCTTGTCAGCATAATTGGGAAGAACTTCGTGATCTAATAGAACAATATGGATTGAGGCATTCTACATTATCTGCTCAGATGCCCTCTGAATCCAGTTCTGTGGTCTCAAATGCTACAAATGGTATTGAACCTCCTCGTGGATATTTGTCGGTAAAGAAATCGAAGAAGGGTCCATTGAAACAAATTGTTCCACAATATGCATCACTTAAGAATAATTATACTCTTCTGTGGGATATGCCCAATAATACTGGATATATCAACGTCGTTGCCATTATGCAAAAGTTCTTTGATCAAGCAATTAGTGGAAACTGGTCATATAATCCGGAAAACTATCCAGACAATGAAGTTCCAGTTTCAGTAATGGCAGAAGATTTTCTAACCACATACAAATATGGTTGGAAGACATCATATTATCAAAATACTTATGATGGTAAATCAGATGAAGCAAAAGAAGAAAAGGTAAATAATATTAGTGACTTAGTAAATGAAATTTTAAGTTCAAAGGGAGAGGGAGATTGTGAAAGTTGCAAGATTTAGAGTTCACTCGCAAGAACCAAAAATGCTAAAAGGAATGACCGTCTTTAATACCAATGACGTTGATTCCAAGAAACAACCAATGTTTTTTGGAAAACCTCTCGGAATTCAAAGATATGATTCCTATAAGTATCCAATTTTTGACAAGCTAACTCAACAACAACTAGGATTTTTTTGGAGACCGGAAGAGATTTCACTTCAAAAGGATCGTGCTGATTATCAAACTCTAAGACCAGAACAAAAACACATTTTTACGTCTAACCTAAAGTATCAAATTCTATTGGACTCAGTACAAGGCAGAGGACCTGGTATGGCATTTATACCTTATTGTTCTCTTCCTGAACTTGAAGCGTGTATGACTGTATGGGGATTTATGGAGATGATACACTCCAGATCTTATACATATATTATCAAAAATGTTTATTCAGATCCTTCAGAAGTATTTGATACGATTTTGAATAATGAAAAGATTTTAGAAAGAGCATCATCAGTAACTGGTGCTTATGACGATTTTATCAATTCTGCACATACTTATGGAACTTCAAATATATGGGAGTTCGCAAATGAGGGAGTTCCTTATGGAACTGATGCAAGAATTGATTTAAAGAGAAAACTTTATCGTGCTGTTGCTAATGTAAATATTTTAGAGGGGATTAGATTTTATGTTTCGTTTGCTTGCAGCTTTGCATTTGGTGAACTCAAACTCATGGAAGGATCAGCTAAGATTATCTCTCTCATCGCAAGAGACGAAAATCAGCATCTTGTCCTCACTCAGAACATCCTCAACAAATGGCGTGAAGGGGATGATCCAGAAATGCAGCAGATTGCTAAAGAAGAGCAAGAATGGGTAAGATACGCATTTAAAACTTGCGTAGATGAAGAAAAAATGTGGGCAGAGTATCTGTTCAAAGATGGTTCTATGATTGGTTTGAATGATAAACTACTCAGCAATTATGTTGAGTGGATCGCAAATCGTCGTATGAAGGCAATTGGCATGAAACCAGAATATGATATTACATCAAAGAATAATCCTCTTCCTTGGACAGAGCATTGGATTAATTCCAAGTCAGTACAAGTTGCTCCACAAGAAACCGAAATTACTTCGTATTTGGTTGGAGGTATTAAGCAGGATATGAAGAAAGATACATTTGCTGGATTTAAGTTATAGTGAAGGGGGCAAATGCCCCCTTTTTTTATAAATAAATAAAAACCATAAAATAGTATGTCTAAATTTTACACGGAAGGAAAGGCATCTGACCACCCTGATGTTGCTGGACAAACAGAGTTCAAGAAAAGAGCAGATCAAGAACTTCAAAGAAGAAGACAAGAAAGAGCAAAGAAAGCAGGACCACAACTTCCTGGATTTTTAAGGAAAGAAGAGTTTGAGTTATCTGAAGAAGAGATGACCAAATCCGACAAGAAAAAAGAAACACAATTAAAGAAGAAATATGACCCTTCTGGTATGAAGGCAAGTATGATAAAGCAGTATGGACCAGAGAAAGGAGAGCAGGTATATTTTGCGACCATTCGTAAGCAAGCAATGGGCGAAGCACTCGTTGAGTTTGGTTTTGCCGAAGATTATGATGCGGCAGATAATATGTTTGATGGTTTGAGTGAAGAGTTTGTTGAATTCATTTTTGAAGAGTATATTGAAGAAAAAGCAAGAGGAACTAGAAAGAAGACCACAGCACACGCATATGATATGGATGAGACCTTGTTTGGTCATGATCATTCAAAGGTCAAGGTACATGTCCATAATGAAAAGGGAGAGAGAGTTCAAAGTTTGAGCAATCAAGAATTCAATACTCACAAACTTCCAAAGGGTCATTCTTATAACTTTGATGAATTCAGAAGTTCGGAGGTTTTCAAAAAGTCAGCAAAACCTTTGAAGAAGATGATTAAGCATTTGAAAAATAAGCAGGCAAGAGGACACGATGTTCATATTGTGACTGCTCGTTCTGATATGGACGATAAGGAAGCATTTGCGAAACATCTTTCTAAGTATGGCGTTAATATCAAACCAGGAGAGGGCGGAAAGAAAGAAGGACACGTTCACGTACATCGCACAGGAAATCTTCCAGGTTCTGATGTTGGTGTAAAGAAGAGAGATACACTTCAAGGTTTAGCACAAAAACACGGATATAAGAAAATTCATATGTATGATGATGCTGCAAAAGTACATAAAGCAGTTCAACATACACCAGGAGTTGAAGTAAAAACTCATATGGTAAAACCAAGAGGAAAGTCCGGTGAAGTACGAGCACGTTCTTTTAGGGCAACTGAAACACAAAAAGAAGAGTGTTATATTGATTTTGGAATTAATAATGTACAAGAAGTGAAAGAAATAGACATTACGCCTTATGGATACTGGAAAGAAAATATAAGATAAATAATAGAAAAAGTACTTTTTAGTAAAATGAAGCAAGAGCATTTGGACGAGCTAAGAAATATTTACTTAGATTTGGTGACCGGTGAAGAAGGACCGGAAGTATTGAGTGAGGCTATACCAAATAACTCAAAAACTAATTTCAGCAAAGCAGCAGCAGAGTTTTTGCAGGCACCAAATAAAAGACAGGATGCAATAACTCAGAGAAATAATGGAATGTCTGGAAGATATTCACCAGGATCTAAACAAACATCATCTTCTGCGTTTGATGCTAATAATCCTGCAACAAGAAAAAGATGGGCATTGACATCACCAAAACCAGCAGCACCAGCAAAACCAGCAGCAGCACAAAGACCTGCAGAAGCACCAGCAAAACCAGCAGCACCAGCAAAACCAGCAGCAGCACAAAGACCAGCAGAAGCACCAGCAAAACCAGCAGCACCAGCAAAACCAGCAGCAAGTTCAGCAAATCCTATGGATACTTGGGCTCGTTCTAATCCAGGACTTGCAAGAAAGGTTTCTGATAGTTCAACACCACAAGCAGGAAAGGATGTAATTTCAGCAAGAGTAAATGCTGATAATGATAGAGGTCCAAGCACTCCTACTCCTTCATCTTCTTCAAGTTCTACTACTTCTGGTTCTTCATCTTCTTCTGGTGAAACTGATAGGCTCAAAAAGGCACTTGACATCAAAAAGTCAGATGTAACCTCTTCATATCAATGGCCTTCAGTAAAAACCCTAAAAAATATTGCGGATGCATATTCTAGTGTTTATGAGAAGAAGGAATACGAACCATCCAGGGACCAAGACGGGGATGATGATAATGACTTTGCTGATAATATGATTGCTCGAATGGTTGCTTCTGGTATGTCTCGTGAAGAAGCAATCAAGAAGGTAAAGAATAAGTCTTATAATGAAGAAATTGAGTATATTGAAGAAAGAGACGAAGGCAAACCAGGTTTAATGTTTAAGAAGATTGCTGCAAAAGCAGCAAAGAAATATGGTTCAAAAGAAGCAGGCAATAGAGTTGCTGGAGCAATTCGTAAGAAAGTTCTTGCAAATGAAGCAACTGCGATGGATAAGAGAGGTCATGATGAGACTGCAATTCGTAATAAGATTGCAAAATCAACAGGTGGTGGAGATGCTGCCGATAGAGCAACTGCTTTAGCAAATAAAGAAACTTTTGGAAGAGGAAATAAAGCAGCAAGACAAAAATATGCAGCAACACAAAGAGGTGATTTCCGTGATACAACTTCTTCAAATTCTGGTCTTCATGGATATGCTCACAAGTCCGATGACCCTGAAGTAAAAGCAAAGCAGGCAGCAAGAGGAGCACAAAGAAGTGCTCTGACTCCTAGAGAGAAAAAGCAACTCAATAGAGAGGCATATGAGATTTATGAAGTTGTATTGAATCATTTGCTTGAAAGTGGTTTTGTGGATAGTGAATATAACGCAAATATTGTGATTGAAAATATGAGTTCGGAATGGTTAAACGAAATTCTAAAAGAAGAAACTAACTGATAAGATATACAAATATTAAAATATATAAAGCACTCTTGACAGAGTGCTTTTTTATGACTAAAATAACTCTGTGGGTTTTGAGAAAATACTTGTATCTATAAATACATCAAGCTTACTTAGAGACCCTATTGGCAACATACGATAATCCTTGGTTATATAATAATGAACCTTTTGAGACAAATGATATCCAAGATTACTTTGGGTTTATATATCATATACGAAATACTTGTAATACTAGGTGTTATATTGGAAGAAAGTATTTTTGGTCTTTTAGAAAAGATAAAGGAAAAAAAAGAAAAAGTAAAAGAGAAAGTGATTGGAAGAACTATTATGGTAGCTGTCCAGAACTCAAAGAAGATATAAAAGTATTTGGAAAAGATAAGTTTGAAAGAAGTATAGTGTCTCTTCATAAGACATTAGGAAAAACAAACTACGAAGAAACAAGACAATTATTTTTGAATAATGTTTTGAGTGAAGCACTTGACGATGGAATGCCAAAGTATTACAATAGTAATATTCTTGGAAGATATTATAGGAAAGATTATTTTAATGAACAAATCAGAAATGAAAAATCTATGTGATAATATTATTGATTATTATCTTGAAATGATGAATACTCACATTAAATATGGAAGAAGAAAGGAAGCAGAAAGTTTACATCGAGAGATACGAGAATGGATTATACAAAAAGATGACCTTCAAGTATTTTTTCTAAATCATATTGAACCTTTTATGAGGTAATGTTGACATAAGATAAATAATCACTTATAATGTTAAGGCACGATTAAAGTGTCTTTTTTATTATGAGATTTTGAGTGCGATTAGAGCCGTGGGTAATGCCCCCCGAGAGGATGGGAACTTCTCCTTTACCTATACGGATGCCGAATTCTATTAAACTTAATGCTATTACAATCAATTACAGCCCTTTCATTTACTGTGGCATCTGCCTTCAGTTCACCTTTGCTTCTTCCAGTCTATGCTCCGTCAGTTCCTGAAATATCAACAGATACTCTAGAACTGACGATTCAAGATTATAAGAAGCAATCCGAGACCAAATCTAAACAATTGAATACTAAGGAGCATACTGCTCAAACAGAGGTCGAAAAAAAGGAAAAGATTTGGAAATGTAAAGGGTGTAATCAACACGAGTCTTATGCTTTAGAGTATCTTCAAAAGAAGGGAATCAAGGATAAGAACGCACTTGCCACTATTCTTGGAAATATCAAACAGGAATCAAACTTTATTCCTAATATTTGCGAGGGTGGAGCAAGAACTGATTATGAATCTTGTGGTGCTGGTTATGGATTAATTCAATGGACTTCCAGTGACAGATACTATGGTCTCGGAAGAGTTGCCCGTAGTATTGGAACAAGTCCATCTTCAATTGAGGGGCAACTTCAATTTATGATGACTGAACCACAATGGAAACAGATTGAAATTCAAATGAAAACTCCTGGTAGGAGTATTGATGGATATATGAACCTTGCATATCGTTGGATTGGTTGGGGCATTCACGGTGCTCGAACCGATTTTGCCTATCGATATTCAAATAAAATGTATCTAGATAGTTGATAAATATGGGAGGTTCATTACCTCCCTTTTTTTATGAAGTTTGATTTTCAGTTT